GCGGCAACGCTGAAATTGATTTCCTTCGGAACGGAAAAATTCAAATCGAATGTCGGCGTCGTCGGATCGTCAATGTGTCCGGCAAATCCGTATGATGTCAACGTCACCAAATTGGTATTTCCGTTTTTAATGCTCCAGGATGTCACGCCGTTGATCTTTTTGGCTTGCATGATCCGGACAACCGAATCCATGCGATCTTCGGATTTGTTCGAATTGGACAATTTGAAAATGGACGGAAACAATTTATCTTTACCGGTGTAATTCGTCAACACGGACCCGGCGAACATGACTTCGATTGTTTTTGTTTCCTTTGCGAAATCATATTCCGTGTCATATATAAAATCGCCATATCCTTCATTGTATTTTTTCCGGTAATTTTCATTGAAAAAATCGTTGTCGGATTTGTATTTAAAATGATAATAACGTGAATTCAATTCCGACATTGGTTTGATCCGCATCGGCTTTGATCGGTCCACTTTCAACGACCAATCGACGGACGTCGCGTCCTCATAAAAAGTTACGAACGGCAACAACTTCAATTTTTTATCCGTTTCATAATCTTCGAAAACGTAAAGGTTGAACATTTTAACAATGTCCGAAATGAAATCCCGTTGAAATATTCCCTTCGGGATGCAATTGTTTATTTGTATTGTGTCCCCATATGCGACCGGAACATCGGTCGCGACGGATGATTCGACTTTGAAATCGCCGCCGAATGATTGATATGATGTTATGTTCGAACTAACTTCAACCGATAGGACATCATTTTGCACCAATGAAACGCCGGTGACATCCAAATTCATGTTAATATAGTACGGAACCGCCGGAACGTATCGGGATTGTTGCGACAATACCGCGCCGTTTTTCTTTAAATAAAACGTAATCGTTCCAGGTGTCGCCGTCAATGAATTGATTTGTCCAATGGGCCGGCATGTTATGTTGATCGTTTGATTCGCGGCCGGTGTGTATGTGATCGGGTTTGTCCCGGTAAATGATCCGGCCGTGACGATCGTCATCGGAATATATGTCGGGTTCGAATATGTCGCCGCGGTGAAATCCGATTCAAACAATAATTGGGAAAGGTTTGTCAAATCCTTTTGATTGTTCGGGATGATCAACCGATCGAACAACGCCGTCGACAATAAAGGAAAATCCCATGTGTAACCGGACCCGGCGATAATCTTATTCAAAATTTCTTTAACATATAAGGCCGGGCGGAATGTATCGAAATTGAAATCGACTTTATATGTTGACGCCGCCCCGGTCGATGCCGCGCCGTAATCAATCAACGGGAAATAAACGCCGGACCCGGCAATCGTATTCCATGAATTCGTTATATTGGTGTAATTCCAGGCCTGGTTGTATGCGCTGAAATCCAAATCCTCGATTTTCTTATTTGCCAGGGCCGAAACGAATCCGCCCAATTCACCGAACACGGCGCATTCATATTCGATGAATCCATCTTCAATGATGATTTCCAGGACCCGGAAAATGCCTTTGAAAACTTGCATGTTGTCGGCGAAGATGATCGCATCGGCGGCAACGGCCGGATTGAAATTGTTTCCGACGTTGTCCGATGCTGGATCGTAATTATTCCGGACATTGACTTCGAATATATTGCCGAAAATCTTGTTGTTGTTTTTTGTTCCTGGCAAAATGATCGTTTTCGAAAACGTCGTATTTTTCGCGCCGAAATCTTTGATGTCGTCGATCGCCATCGTCAACAATGTGCTAAACGATTCGTTTATGTCAATACTTTGTTTCTCGACAAATAATTCGATCATGTGAATTGCGTTTTATAGGTTGCCCCGAAATCAACTTCAATCATCAAATTGATCAATCCGTCGACAATATGTTCCTTAAATTGGTAATTGTTGTCCGTGATTGTCACCGGATACAATTCGCCTTCATCTTCGACGAACACTTCGGGCGATGTCACCAATTGCGCCAACCATTGATATTCGGCGTCGGATAACCAATCGGTATTCAAACGCAACTTTTCCCGGAATCGTCCGGCGAATTGCGTCGTTTGTTTATACATGGTATAGTTATTAAAAACCGAAACGACCCCGGACGCGCTGACCCGGTACGGCAATTGTTTCCAGGACTTGCGTTCGATGTCAAAAGATTTCCGGGAAACCTTATTGAACAACATCGTTTCATAACCGCCCCATTTATTCATAAAATGAACAAAATAGTTTTTGTAAAGGCCTTCGCATATGATGTTGACGACATAGGTTTTCGTACCTACTGCCACCGAATAGGTTGTCGTTGATGTTGTGAAATTGCCGGGATATTCGTCGTTGATTGAGCCGGGCGAAATATTGATGATCTGCATTGTATTCGTCGCCGTTGGCGTGATCGTTTTCGTCCTGGTTGCGGTTCCGCCGGTTACAACGACATTGAACGATGACGACAATTCGGAATAATACGGAATGAAATAATTGCCACATGTGAACGGCAATTCGATTGTGACCGGTCGATCCGATGCGACGTCGTCGTCGTAATTGGACAATGATTCAAAACCTGGATATCGTCCATTGTAGTAATTGAAAAAAACACGGGATGAATCGGTAAGTAAAACGGCTGACAATGTTGTTCCGTATTCCTCGCGTATTTTTACCACGCATGAAACGCGCCATTCACCTTCACCCATTTCATCGGCCAACATGGCACCGCCGGCGTTCACGTTCAATGATTGAACGCAATATTCACGGATCACGGAACCCAAATCAATGATTCCGCGGCTTGTCGTTGGATGCGGAAAATATTTCCCGGTGAATACCTGGACGGAATTTATTTCAAGTTCAACGACATATTTGTAATTCGGATATGTTGTCGGATTCGTTGCGTGTGCATCATAGACAACGTAAACCAATGGATCGTTGACGCTTGAATATGTTGGCGGTGTTGATTCGAATGTCATTGCGTTAAATTATTTATTACATCAATTTTTATGGCGACGCCTAATTCGTTTTCCATATAAACCAAAAATTCATTTGTTGCCTCTCTCCAAAAATATTTCGGTTTTATACCATGTTTTTTGATCATATATGAAACCTGGACCGCCGCCGATGTCGTCGCATCTCTTAATTTTCGGCCGCGCGCCTCTCTCGAAGATACGGGCGTTTTGACATTCCGGGCGGATTTGCCTTCGCGCGCCATCCATTGTTTTATCGATTTGACCATTTCGCCTTCGGGATCGACCCCCTTTGTTTCGAAATTGAAACGCGATCCGCGATCAACGGCCCAACCATTCACGCCCTCGTCCTGGTAACTTGCATAATATGGCGCAACGATTCCGACCGAATAGGTTTGCCCGTCGAACTCGACGTTCGTCGGCTTGATTAAATCCATCAATTTGCCGGACGAAACGACATCTTTTTCCTCGATCTTTTGGGTGACAAGATCGACGTAATTCGCGGCCAATTGAATGATTGTATTGTTGACATCGGAAAGTTTAACCGGTTCAAAGTTCGACGCATCTTCGCCCAATAGGTCGATAAACCCGTCGGCTAATGCTTCATGTTGAACTTTGTTAAACGATGCCATTATTTGTTTATATGCTTTTGATATGATTGATAGGCTTTTAAATACGCAAGATCATTGAACGCCTGGACGACCGGCAAATCAAATGCCTGGTCCAATGTCAACCCCTCATGTTCTGCCACTTGCTTCGCTGAAAAAATCCATCCATATTGATCAATGAATGGATGCGGCTTTTCTGCCTTCATTGGTTCGTCGGATTCATCTTCGATTTCATCCTTTTCAAATAAACCTTTGTACGAATTAATAAGTTCAGCAAATGAAACGTAAAACTTCGAAACGTCTTGTAAAACATGGCGAACATTTGTATTTAACAATATTTCGGATTTCGTTTTGTGATCGCGTTTGTCTTTCCATATCGACGCGCCTACCAAATGCATGGCGTCGATTTCGCCTTGTTTCATAAAATGCTGACATTCGATGAATTGGCCCAATGTTATTTTGGTCGCATCGGTTTCGATCCGGAACAATGACCAAAACGGCTTTTTATCAATATTGTGAAATTTGTTCGCGATCTTTTTAGAATATCTTAAAAATGTTCGTTTGTCCATTGTATTGACCTCGTCATAAGACATGTTGAACATGTCCATGATGATCCACGCGATTTGCGCGATGTTGTCGTTTTCATCGTTATACAATGCCGCGGTCCTTTGATATTCTGCCAATGTCATTGTTTATATGTGGCCAATTTCGGCCGTTTGTTGCGGCATAAAAAAGGCCAGGATAAACATCCCGGCCGGCTGCATGTACTTATGAACAAAATTCAATAATCGTCGTCCGCGAATGAATATTCCCCGATCGCCTCGAATTGCGACAACTTATTCAATCCGACGTATCGGACGGCGTCGATGGCGTGATTCAATACATCTTCGGGCGCGTTCAATGTTTTGCCCTCTCGATCCTTTGCCCATCGGTACTGCCTCAATTCTTTGATCAAATTCAATGAATTTTTGGTGACGCGCAATTCGTAACCCTGGAGCCGGTCGATTGATGCTTTGATCGAATCCGGTCCCTTTCGGGCGGCCTCGACATAAAACCCGGCGTTCATCAATTCGGCAATGGATTTCGGTTCGGCTGAATCCGCAACGATGCACCGGGTTGAATTGATCCCGAATTGCTTTAGGTAGTTCACAATTTCGGAATTCGTCAATTTCGTTTGATACAATAGTTCGTTGATGTAGATCATGCCATTGAACCGGTAAACCTCAACCAATGCCGTCGGATCGTTTGTGAATCCCCAATCCAGGCCATACGCGATGAACTCCGCTTCGGCCGGTATCTTTTCGCATTGCTGCCAATTTTGGAAAACGACGCCGTCCAGGGAACCGATTTCACCCAACCCATAAACCCGGAACCAATTTCCCCAAAACGCGGACCCGGCGTCCGCCTTTTCCTTCGCCTTCAAAATAAAGTTCAACGCCGATTCCGGACATGCTTCATTGTCCTGGTAATTGATGATAATGAAATCGACGTCCTCGTCGTTGATCAATTCGTCATGGAACCAAAACGGGTTCGTCGGGTTCCAATCCAGGAAAACGCCTTTCTTTGTCCGGGATGCCAATTCGGTATAAGAATGAAATGACATGTTGTTGCACTCGTTCATGTAAAGCCAATCCCGGCGCGCGCCTCTTAATTTGGCGTCATTGTCCGCGCTGAAAAATTCGATTTGTGATCCGTTCGCAAAGGTATATTTGAAATCCGTCGCGTTCCAACGATCATCGAACCAACGGCCCGTTTCGAACATGATTTTTTTAAAATCCTTCATTGCGCCGCGTTTCAAATGTGGTATTGATTCGGCGACGATGGATATTTCGCTGAATGGATTTTTCGCGGCGATGTCAATCAATATAGGGATGATGGCATATGTCTTCCCGGCACTTGTCCCTCCTTGTATTCCGCGGACAAATTTTTTAAGGTCCCGGATTTTCTTTATTGCCGTCGTAAATCTAAACATTGCATTATTCGGAGAATAGCGGTTGTTCGATCATTGTTTGCGTCATGTCGATTGTTTCTGCCGGTTTGCCTTGCGACCTATTTAACAATGTATCAATTGAATACAATGAACCTTTCTCCAGGGATTTCTTTAATGCCGCCGCTATCGTCTTTTCCAAAATAGGCGATTCCTTGTTTTCGTATATTTGTTTCAATTGATCAATTGTCATTGCCAACATGACGTTGATCGTTTCAGTTACTTCGCTTTTGGTATATCCGATTTCCTTCAATTGCTTTACCAATTTTTTAGGCTTGCCCTTTGGATTCCCTGACTTTCCTTTTTCGAATGGCTTTGCGCCGACGGGTGTTATTCCTTTTTTAAATGGCATGTCCGTTCTTTTTAATTTTTAATGATGGATCAAGTTTGCGCATGCGATCCACGATTACCTGGCAATATTTTGGATCAAGTTCCATGCCATAGCATTTGCGTTTCAATTGATGCGAAGCGACCATTGTTGAACCGGAACCCAAAAAGAAATCCAATACCAACCCCTCATCCGGGCAACTTGATTTTATCGCCCGTTCGCACAATGGTATCGGTTTTGGTGTTGCATGACCGCCTTCACTTCCATCCTTTTGATGTCTTGTAAAATGCCAAACATTGTTCATGTTATCATGCACATTGTTAAAATATGCACGCGTTGAATAATATTCCTTTTTCAATGCATCGTATTCCTTTTTCAATGCATCGTATTCCTTTTTGAATGCATCGCCTTGCGCGGCGTTTCTTATTGCGTTATAGTGTTCTTCCGTTGGGAATGCCCATTGGCTTTTGCTGAAATAATGACTTGCGCTTGTCTTTCCGGTTATTTCAATAATCTTGTCAGTATTCCATCCAATTTTGTTTTTTTGGGAAATTAAATATTCCCGTATTGACTCGAATCCTTCAAAATAATTATCCGCGTTATTGTTAAATCCTTGAACTCCTAACATGACAAATAAACATTTTTCGTCAGCGGTTGCATATGATCTTGTTTGATCCGAATTTTGACTTTGGCCATGACCTTTGTCCCATGTCAATAGATTTCTAAATGTGGCCTTTTGTTCTTTTATGTATGGTTTTAAAATATGGCTATAAATATCCATCAAAGGTTCATCGATCCCCCAACAATACCAACTTCCGTTTTCTTTTAAGTTCATAAATTGTAATCCTATCCACTCGCGATTGAAATCCAACAATTCGGAATAGTTAAGATTATCATTCAATACGCCTTCTTTTTCTTTTTTCATTCCATACGGCGGATCGTTATGCGCCATGTCAGCCTTCTCTCCATTCATCAATTTATCTACCTGGTCGCTATCCGTTGAATCTCCACAAAGTAAACGATGCGGACCAATTTCAAAAAGATCGCCCGGAACAATATCCGTTTCGATTCCGGCGTCCGGTATTTCATAATCATCTTCTTCCGCTTCAAGTTCTTCGCTTTTGAAATCCGGAAGGTCCAATCCCCATTCCTCTAATTTCTCAACGTCCCAATCCGATTTCAATTCGTCCCAATTCCATTCGCCAAAACCGACATTGTCCTTTATTAAAAATTGGGCCTTTTGTTCTTCGGTCCAATCGTCTGCCAGGATCACCGGCAACTCTTTCAATCCGACTTCCTTTGCCGCCTTCAATCGCATATTTCCACCCAATACGACAAGTTTTTTGTCGGTATCGGTGAAACAAATCAACGGCCTTTTCTCCAACATTTCCGGGAAATCATTTAAGGATTTAACAAGTTTTTTGAACTTTTCGTCCTTAATGACGCGCGGATTATTCGGATTTGGCTTTATTTCTGTTATTTTTCTGAATTGCATCCAATTTGCTTTTGTTTTCGAATACGAACCGGATCATTTCATTCACGCAAGGTTGACAACCGCGGAATGAAAATTCGGATGTTGGATCGATCAGTTTTGAAAGGCGTTCGAACTCGATCAGTTCGGCTTCGGATGGGTGAACATCAACGCCGGCGACGATGCGATCGTAAAGGAATGTTTGAGATAGTACGTCCATGTTTTAAATTTTTAATATTGTTTTGCGAATCCCATTTCAACCATGTGGTAATTTACGACCATATCGTTGACAAATATTTTGACGATTGGTCGTCCGTATTTATCCAGGCCGGTTGATTGAATGAAATATTTTTGTCCTGGTTTGATCAATGTTTCCAAAAATTGTTTTGATTGTTTGCCGGCTTCGGTATTTATTTCCGGCGCGTTTATTTCGGATAGGCGGCAATTGGCCGTCATTGTCATTCGGAAACCCAAATCGATTGTTAGGTTGATCGTATCGCCGTCGACGATTTTATTTGCCGTTGCGAAATATTCGTAGTTCATAAATCCATATGTTTTTTAATTTCGATCCTGGCTTTTTTTATCGTTTTACAAATGCCGGAAAACTCGATTCCGGTTATTGCTTCGATCTTTCGGTAACTGCCATGCTCCGCATAAAGTTCCAACATTTTGGCATCATACCAATATATTTTTTCCAACGGGATATTTATCGTTTCCGGTGCCGGTTCATCCGGTACGTCGGAAAACGATTCTAATGGGGTTTCCTTGCCTTGTAATTTCCGAAATGAACTTCGTTCCCACCGAACCATATTAACAAGCATTTTGGCGACGTATGCAACGAATTTGCCACGTTCATACAAATCCAGGATATCGGCTTCGGGTTTCAAAAGTAATTCGGTGAACACATGTTGTTTGACGTCGTCGCGAATTTCCGCCGGTTGAATCCTTGCCAGGCAATCCCGAAGGTCGTCCGAACGATACAATTGTTCGATGATTTGTTTTGCGTTCACGATGTTAAAATTAATTGTTTTTTTGATTTGAAAACAAAAACACCATATCCACGGGCAAAAAAATCAAATCCATCGGCTGAAACGTAGATGGGCAAAGGATTTCCACCAAAAACACCAAAAACACCACGGGCCTTTTGTATACCTTTATATTCTCCACCTCTTTTATATAAGTAAGTAATTAAATTTATACTCTTATATAAATCCGGTGTATATGGTGTATATCCTTTGTGGGCGCGGCTTTCCAATACACGAACGCGTGTTTTTCGGTGTATTTCGGCGTGTATTTTTGTATAAAATAATATCATTTTTTTAAAAAACAATTTGTGAAACTACTAATTTAAGCAGTCATTTTTTGGTGTACTTTCCATGATTCAAACGATTAAACAATGATGCAAATTCTTTATTTCGCATGGCCGTTTCGAATTTCCGCGCCGGAAGGTTAATCCGTTTGCATGTTTCGACGGCCTCTTTTTTTGTGAATTCATCCGGCAATGCCTGGAATAAATTATTCAATTCGGTAGGCAATCCCGTTTCCGCCACGTCGAAAAGTTTACTGATCAAACGAATCGTTGTATCGGTATAGTATTTGTAAAGGCGTTGGGATATTTTGACGATGTCTTTTGTGATTATTGGATTCATTGGATTTGCCAGGATCGCGATCACTTGCGTAAGGCGTCCGACATAGTTCGACATCTTCGCATGTGTTCCCAAAATGAAACCTTCTAATTTGTTGGAAATCCGTTCGTTGGCTTCGGTTAACTGAACCTTATGATTATGACGATACAATTCGATTGCGTCTTCCGTTATTTGGATTTTTATCGGCTGAACTTCACCGGTATTGAACCGCTTTGAATGATCATAAAGTTTGCCCAAAATGTTTGTCCAATCGGAATGTATTTCCCGGCGTTTGCTGAATGGATCGGATTCAATGTTCAATAGTTTGTAATCGGATTCGCACATAAGGAAACGCGACGCGAACCCGGAATAAATTTTGTCTTTTGGAAAAATGTTGTGCAATCGTTCCGTTTGTGTTCCCATCAATAAATTGATGTTCATATTTTTGACCACGCGTTCCCGGTCCCGGTCGGCCCTGGATTGAACGTACCGGCCGCCGTTGAACGCTTGCGTTAAAAAGGAAATTGAATTGTTGTTTGTTTTGTATGCGCCGGCGTTCATGATGTCCTCCGCCTCATCAATATAAATTCCGATCCCGTTTTCCTGGTCTACGCATAAAGAAATATATCCTTCGATCGTTCCGTCTTTCAAAAATGGTATTGTCCGGCGCGGCTTCAGTTCGAAAAAATGTTCTTTGTTTTTTATGGCCTTTGCTTTCCTTTCCTCCCATTGTTTGACGGCCTCGTCAAATTCCGCGTCGGATTCGTCCATGATCGCTTTCATTGGATTTTGGCACATGACTTCATAGGCCGGCGACTTTCCGACGGACATCGGCGCGACAAGGAAACAAAATAGGATGTTTTTTGCGCCGCCAATATCGGAAACGTAACCGGACCCGGCAAGGGATGAAATGGTCCATATCCCGGCCGTTGCCAGGAATTCGGGCGACATGGATCGTTCACGGGCGACATCGAACAATGATTGTCGGATTTGCTCCGGGAATATTTCGAAAGGAAATTTTATTTCATCGTTTTGTTTTATTCCGATGTAATTCAATACGGCGTCCCAATCGCGTTTCAAATGATAGTACAAAATAAACGACGGCGGCAATGACCATATTTCGAAATCGTCTTTTGTATGCCAATTCGGGAAATTAATCATTGACGCTGAAAATATCAATACACGTTTTGACCGCGGATAAACCTTCGCCGAAATACCTATCGATTCGGAATCCTTCCGGCGATAGGCGACGAACTTGTCATTTTTACGATAGCGGAAATTTTTGATCGGTATCAATCCGATCATGTCCAACAATAGTTCAAACGATTCGTCGGATAGTTCATTGTCATATTTTGCCAATTCGGTTTCATATCCTTTCGGGTAATTGATCGCCTTTTGATTCGGATCGTAATCGGGTTTGTATTCATTGAAATATTGCGAAACGCCGATCAAATAATTGTATTCGTCATCCGTTAACAATTCGACATCATTCATTGATTGATGCACTTCGACATAGTTCGGCGTCGGGTAGGTGTAAACCAATGGGCCGTTGGCATATAACGCAATGACTTCGCGGCCTTCGGCGGATTGTGCCAGGTTTGTTTTTTTTGGAAATTTATTGTATTTCATCCATACATGAAAACCATTGCTCCGCGTCCTTTCGATGAATAGTTTTCCCAATAGATCGGGAACGTCATTATTGATGATGTTCATCCATTGATCGAATAGTTTTTTGTTGGATGTATTTTTCAAATCAAAATCCAGGGCGGCCCATCCGTTCCCGGTAACGATTTGAAGGGCGTTATCCGTTGGCAACAATTCGAATTTTGTTTGTGGATTGCTCCAACCCTCTTTTTGATATTTCGGAATATTGTTTTCAATATCCCATTGGAACGGGATCGCACGTAATCCTAAATCTTTGTACTCCTGGAAAATATGTTTCAGCATGGCATAAGAAATAAAAAACCCGAAAGGTGATCGGGGTGAAACCGGTCCGGCATTTGCGAACCTCCCGACCGCCCTTCGGGCGATTAATATTTTTTTATCGATGGGTTTCACTTCATCGATGGGTTCACGAATTTACGACAAAATCGTAAAGTTCAAAAAATTGTTCCGGCGTTGAAATGAATTCATAAATTCCGCCGGCGTTGCGTTCCCGGATTTGCTCCGACAATTGATCCGGCCGCGGTTTGTCGCGTCCGACTTTGATTTCAATCATAACGGACCGGCCTTTTATCGTTGCGGATATGTCGGCCGTACCTTTCCTGGTTGACGATGGAATCCATTTTTTGACGCCAATCACATTCCCGGACGCTTGTTTTTCCTTTGCATCGACAAGGCGACCCGATACATTAACGCGCGTCGCCCGGTGTCCTTTCCAATGAAGGAAATTACAAATGAACGTCGTCAATCCATTGGCCGCGTCGACCTTCGGATATTTCGGTTCCAAATAATATCCATCTTTGTACGCGTGCGGATATTCTATTTTGAACCATTGTTCATGCGCCGCCTGGTATCTTTGTTTGAATGTCATTTGATTGATTTTGAAAAATTAGGGCCAACGTAGAAACGCCGGCCCGATCACAATTAAAACGAAATCTTAAAATGGTAGGTCGTTCAATGCCTCTTGTTGTGGCGTTGCCGGACCTTTCAATTCGGATTCTTTAAAATTGCCAATGTAAATCTTTTTCACTTTTGCTTCTCGATCCTCTTTACTTTGGCGAACGGAAACGGACCCAATGTTCCCGTACTGATCAACTTCGGCGTTGACCCATAGGTCGACATTAAGATACAACTTTCCGTTTTTGGCTTGCGTTAACTTGTCTTTTGGGATGTCCGAAACGCAAATCGAACCGATAAACAACTGATTCATGGTATTGCCGGATATAGGGAGCCGGTGCCTTTAAAATTTAAATAGCGATATTTTCGGGGATTCCAAATTTAACGATTTGTCGTTCCCAAAATCCAGGATTTTGCCGGATCATGGCTTTTTCCGTTTTCAATGTTTTCGGACAAACGCGAATGATGATCCCGACGGGCGTTCCGGTTGCCAGGCAATACCCCGTCAATTGGTCGCCATATCCAAAATGTTCGATTGACTTGCCCAATGGTATTTCGGAAATCTTTAAATCAATGACCAATTTTCCCGGCCGGATCATGTCGACCCGGCCTTTGTATTGCATTGATAGGCCGTCATGGATCATGTCGCATGTGACGGAAACTTCGGTTTGCATGTGATTGATCAATTCGCCAATTTGCCCCATAATTACCCTGGCAATCGGAATAACCAATTCGCGGTTTGATCCATTGTATTGCGCCGGTTCCAGGATGTAATTGTGAACGGCCGTTCCCAACATCATTTTTTTTGTCGGAACGAAATCGCCGTTTTTGATTCCGGAATACGAAAGGCCGGGTAAATCTTTGTATCGATCGAATGAATAACCGAAATAATAGTTGACGTTTTTTATTTGCATATTTCCTCGATTTCGACGCCTGGAATGATGTTACCGGTTTCGTTGATGTGCTTTGCCAACGCGTCCGCCATTTGGCCAATGGTTAATTTTGTCCATGATTTGACGCGGACATATTTGTTCGCATAGGGCCACAACCGGACGAAATTCGCGACAATGGTTTTTGCCCATTGTTCGGATTCGACGACAACGATTTTGATTTCCTTTTTGACTTTTGGCGCGTCAACGATCAACGTTTCGGCTTCGGCAATCAATGTGTTCGTTGCCGTTTCCAATGCAATTTCGGTTTTCAACTTCGATTCGTTTTCCATCTTTTCGCGTTCGATGTGGGCGATCGCGACGTCGGCATTTGCCAGGTCGTTCGCATAGGTTGACCAAACATTCGAAACGTTTTCCTTTGCGCGCTTTAAATCATTCGCCGGATTGTATTTATCGATCGAATCGAAAATTTCTTTTGCGTGTCCATCGGTAACGAATTTCCTTTCGAATTTTTGGAACTCCGGCAATTTCCAATTGTCCAGGATGCGGATCATGTCCGTTGTCATGTGTTCCATTTGGTCGACCGGTACTTTCGACCTTAAACAATTTTGATACGATTCAATTGTGATTTGCTCCAATTCATAACGATATTGGGCGGCGATGCGGAACCATTCGTTCACGATGTGGGCTTTCAATGCGGCCGTTTCATTGGCGACGGCTTGTCCCTTTTCGGCTTCGATGGCCGCGGCTTTTCTCAATTCCAATTCATGCGCGGCGGCGGTGTCGATGTTTTCCGTCATGCGCTTTTCGAATGCCATTGTCGGCGTGATCAACTTGTCGTCGATCATCCGGGTAAATTCCAGGCGTTTGGCCTTTGCATCGGATAGGGTTTGTTTTGCGCGTTTTAAGTTCGCCTGGACGACATCCAGGGATTTGTCCTGGATGTCATTTGTAAGGTTTTGAACCATTAATTCGGCGCGTTGCAATTCGTCAAACAATGCCGTTTTGATGTCGGCAAGTTTGATCCATCCGGTTTGAACGGGTGTTAAATTCATAGTACAAAATTTTGATCGTTGATGATATTGTTCGCGGCGTTCATCCTTTCCAATTGATCGGGCGTCAATTCGACGTTTTCGATGGCCCAATCGTAAAGGGATAAATCGGTTCCGGATGCCAATTGTTTGGCTTCGATTCCGGCGACAAGTTTATCGAATTGCTCCGGCGTCAATACGCGTTTTTTTGGCGTTTCAACGACTTCGGCGGTTGCCTCTTCGGTGACTTGCTCCATCTCTTCGGGAACATATACTTGCGATTCGTAAATGTCGGGCGTGTACCATTTAACGCCGTTGGACATGGCACGCGCGAACAACATGTTTTTCGGGAACTTGTCCAGGTTTTTGGTTCCGGCTTTACGGGCGTCGTCGATTGTGAATGTGGAAACGCCCAATGATTTGCCGTTTTGGAAATACTCAATCGAACAAATTTTGTCGGAATGTTCCAGGACCTTGTAATCGTACTTTCCAAAACCTTTAACACGGGCGGCCATCAACCCGGCCCCGATTGTCGGTTTTCCCTGGATGATATGGATTCCGGACATGGCGGCAAATGGACTGATCCCCATTTCGGCACCGGCCATGATTTTGACGACGGCTTGTTGCGCGGATTTGATGTCGGCGAACATGCCGGATTTGAAAAACGTTTCGCCGATTGTTAGCGCATCGGCCGCGCTTTTTACAATTTGATTCATGTTGTGGGTTTTTTTTATGATTCTAAATTGGGAATGATTAAGGCTTTGACGGCTTTTGTTAATGATCCGAACTTTTTAACGATCGCCCGTTTGTCGGAATCTTTAAGGTATGCCGATACTAATTTCGCCCGTTGATCGTCCGGGATTTTCTTTCTGCCTGGTTTCATTTTTTCCATGTGTGTTGATTTGATTTGTGCAAATATAGGATAAAAAACGAAACGAAAAAAAAAATAAAAAATATTTTTAAAAATGTTTTGTAATATGGTTTTTCAATTATCTTTGACATCAAATCAAAATTTTAAACATGAAACCAAAAACAATTTTAACATGGGCCGCAATTTTGACAATGCTTTGGATCGTTGGACAAATCCAGGATCAGTTTTGCCGATAACGCCATATGAACTTTGGCAAATGGAACGATTCGGGAATTTCATTCCGGAACGTCCAATAATCGAAACAAACGAAAAAACCAAAATCGAAAAACAAATTGAACTTTATGAACAAATTGATCTTTTCCGTTGATACGGAATCCGCTTCGGACGAATCCATCAAAAACATGTGCGTCGTTATTGATGCCGTAGATGCCGCAATTGTATTCGGCGATGAAAACTTCGAATCCGTCGCATCGGTTAAAATATCCATTCCGGACGCCATAAAGTTGGCAAAAACAATCATTGATTATTATGGATAAATTCATCGCCGTTTATATCCGATGCCGGCTTTGTCGGTGCCTTTATACAATCACAAACATAAAACAACAAACAACATGCCCGAAATGTCATTGCCTAAATGGCCCGAAATGAATACAATGGAACGCCACAAATTATTGGGCGAACTTGTCGACGCGATGATCTATTCCGGCCAGGCCGTTGCAATTCTAAAAGATTGCGTCGAAGGATTCCGCGCCGCCGGATACATCAAATCCGTAATTTTACCGGAAATAAACGAATCCGAATCATGGGAGCAAATGTAATCACGGCCGTTCATCATCTTCGAATCGCGACCGAATACATGGACGATTTCGTCCGGTCGTCGCCTGGATCGCGCGGCGGCGCATTGTTCAAACTATATTCGAAAAAGGTGAAATGGATTTTGAATGATATTTTGACGTTCCCGTTTTTCTCCGATCCGGTCCGCGAAGGAATCCGCCGGGAAATGAATTCCGATCCGTTGGCATATGCGGCAATTATGGAACGTGTTTCCTTACTCAATCCAACGCAAAGGGAACAATTGGAATCGGTAATCGAAGATTTGATTGCCGGTAAAAAAGTTGAATTTACTATTCATGAAAAATAAAGATTTTCAACACGGCTTTATTTTCGGCGTCATTGCCGGATTCATAATCATTTTAATTATTGGAATATGGAAATAATAAAATGGATCATTCAAATCCTGGCGTTTTTTTTGATCGGACTTCCGATCGCGCTTTGCCTCTATTTAACAAACGAAATTTATTGGCTTTTCAAACGACTATTCAAAAAATGAAAACGACGACATCGGTTGCGAAATACATTGCCAAAAATGAAATGAGAAAAAACGCACATTGGAAATTTCACGGCGGCAAATGGTTTTTTGAAATTGCCGGCATTTGGCTTCATGAACAATCATTCGATAAATTTTATCCACGTTATGCGTACAAAAGAAACCGCAATGAAAACCCCGACAAAACATATGTCGACTGAATATTGGGCGATCCTTTGCGAAATGGAAAACGGGAAATCCGCATATTTCAATTACCTGGAAATCATGAACGAAAAGATCATCGGGTTCAATACCCATTTCAACGCATGCGTTTTCTATTCATTCGCGGAACGATTGATCGCCGAATCATATTTGGTTCGGAACATGAAAAAACATCATGTGAAAACCTACAAGTTTTTGCCGATTAAATTTTGACGAACCCGTGATCGTCTACCTTTCCGGCTTCATGTAGTGCCAACAATTGACGGACCGAATATCCGAATGTTTTTTGGAAATGCGGCGCATCATAAAATTTCCAATCGCCGCCCCATTCCCAACCATATTGTTTGAAGATCGTCACAACCTCCATCCAATCGGATTTCCCGTCGCCGTCGAAATCACCTTTCACATCCCATGATGCGGTTTTCCCGTCAATGATCAAAACGATGTCAATTGCCAGGCCGTAATTGTGCATCGACAAACCGCCCTTTGCTTTTGTAACTATATGGCCCGGCTTTGTCCGGCCTTGCGCATATATTTCGTTTTGCTC